GTATAATGGCATGACGGGCGAACAAATGGAGATGGAGATTTTCATGGGGCCGACATACTATATGCGGTTGAAGCACATGGTCAAAGATAAAATCAATCATCGCGCTTTGGGACCGCGATCGGCCCTGACGACGCAGCCAGTGGGGGGTCGCGCAAATGATGGCGGGTTGCGTATTGGCGAGATGGAACGCGACTCGGTCATTGGTCACGGCATGACGGATTTCTTGCGCGAATCCATGATGGAACGCGGTGATAAATATTATGTGGCGATTTGCAACAAGACGGGCATGTTGTCGATTTATAATCCGGATAAGAAGTTGTTTATGAGCCCGATGGCAGATGGGCCCATCAGGTTTGAATACAATGCGGACAATGGGGGGTTCCGTTTGGATCACGTGACCCAATTTGGTCGCGATTTCAGTGTGGTTTGTGTGCCCTTTTCATTCAAATTGTTTATCCAGGAGCTGCAGACGATCAATGTGCAAATGCGCATCATTACAGAGGACAATATTGAACAATTGGAGAATATGTCGTATTCCGACAATTTGAAGAAACTGACACTGAACCCGGAGATGACACCGGAACTCTTGGTAAAACAAATCAAACGCGAATTGACGGAGAACCGACGCACGGCCAACGCTCTCTTTACGCCCGTGAGTGCGGCGACACCATATCAATCACCCGAGTTTGTACCAACATCGCCTGCCTATGTACCACCGGCCACCACAGATAGTGAGAGCTTGGTCTATGGAAGTACAGATTCACCCATTTATAATCCAAATTCGCCAGTAACCGAAGGACAGCGTGTGTATGAAGCAACAACGCCGCCGCCAATGTTTCGACCCATGACGCCGCCGACGCCTGTAGATAATTCTCCCACGGATGATGTCATTGATGAAGCTCTTTCGGCAAACTCTGAATATAAAGTGGGCGATAGGGTCCATTTTCGCGGCGATTATAAACCGAGTCGCGTTTGGACCATCCAAAAAATTGCGGATAAACTAATCACGATTGTGACGGAAGATACAGAAGGTTTGGATGCGACCAATCAAATCATGGTGGTGTATGCGAGTGAAATATTCATGGTGGATGGATTGGTATATGGCGGAGGGTTTGGTCAAAGTCTTGGTCAAGGTATTGGTCAAGGTATTGGTCCAAGTGAACGCATGAATATGCAACCATTGACAAACTCTTTCATGGGCGGAAATGGTCAGCCGCCTATTGTAGTAAATTTTGCGCCCAAATTTATGAATGGCGGAAACGATAATTCGACGGGTGGACAGAACGATGTACCTGGATCATACGATAATAATAGTGCAATCCCTACCATGTCGAATGGTGGATCTGCAAACAACGGTGTTTCTTTTTTACAACAAGGTGGCGGTGCAGGCAGTGCAGACAGTCGCAATGATATTGTTGTTAAAAAAGCGAGTGAGGAAAAAAAATCTGATACACTTTTTTCTAAAGCCATTGATTTTACAAAGGGATTCTTTGTGACCAAGAAGGAATAGTATAGTGTAGTACAATGAAATGAAATTTTATTGTTTGTATCATAAAAATTCATTTATTTCTTGCTGTTTCGTTTACTCGATTTTCTGCCCTTTTTGCCGCCCTTTTTATTTACACGCATGGATTTACGTGAAGAAGACTTTTTGCTTTTCTTTCCACCTATGGCAGTAGTAGAAGCAGGAGGAGCAGTAGTAGAAGCAGGAGGAGCAGTAGTAGAAGCAGGAGGAGCAGTAGTAGAAGCAGGAGGTTTAACTTCTTCACCTTCATTAACTTCTTCATCCGCGGCAGGAGGTTTAACTTCTTCATCCGCGGCAGGAGGTTTAACTTTTTCACCTTCTTTAACTTCTTCAACTTCTTCAACTTCTTCATCGGCGGCAGGAGGTTTAACTTTTTCACCTTCTTTAACTTCATTTACCTCAAACTTAGTACCACCATGCATCTTTTTATAAGATGGAAGTGCATCTGTCATTGCTTGTTTATATTTATAATTTTTATTCGTTTTGCGCATATTGTTATAATATTGCTTTAGATGCTTCATCCATTTTGTCAATGCCATGCTAAATCAAATGAATCCAATTAATATACATTCTAAAGAGAAAAAATTGAGTCAAATATAATAAGAGGGAAACAAACGTAAAACAATCCCTGTTTGTATAGTATCAGAACACGCAATCAAGTCATGTCTACTCCAAGCAGCCGCATTATCAGTATCTACAAGTCACGAAGAACCATTCTCGAATTGTTGGACAATGAACAGTATCAGGTGGACGATTACCTCGGATTTAGCGTAAACGAAATCGACGCCATGTACACAAACAGTCAGCTCGACATGCTTTTGACCAATACGACCGATGATCGCAAACTATATATTAAATACTATGTCTCCCCAAAACAAACGGCTAAACAAATTCGTCCAGCCAATTTAGACGAAATCGTCGAGGACCTTTTCGTCATTGATAATGTGCTCACCAAAAACGATACGCTTGTCATCATTATTGACGACGAACCCAACGAGACCATTATCAACAAGATCAAATATTTATACGAACGCGACGGCATTTTCGTCGTCATCCACAACATTCAGCGTCTCCAATTCAATATATTGAATCATGCACTTGTTCCTAAAATCCAGGTGTTGACGGTCAAGGAAACACAGGAACTGTATGCAAAATATAATTTGACATCAGCGGCACAATTGCCCGAGATTTCTCGTTTTGATCCCCAGGCACTGGCCATTTGTCTGAGACCAGGCAAGGTGTGCAAAATTACTCGCGACAGTGCGACGGCCATGACACACGATCATTATCGTATGTGCGTCAACTGATAAAGCAGATGGACAAAATATGGAAAAAGTTTTCGCACCTTATTGTAAGCAATGGATCTTTCAAGAAATATAGTCGTAGGGTTTTCATCTACTGATTTTTACTATGTGACAGCCGCCACATCAGATACAAAAATTCCATCTATATTAGCCAACTGTCCTTCCACACCTCAACAATCGTGCGGAGATCCAACAAACGTGAAACAAGACAATACCACGGCTTGTTACCAAAATGAAGTTTGCACCAATCAGCAGACTGCACAATGGATCCAAAAATATCAAAACAAGCATTCCGGTTCCGACCAAAATTATTTGGATACAAAATCCATCTATAATTCTACACTACAAGGCACCGCCAATTTAGGCATCGGCATTTTCGCCACAATAGTATACATTTATTTCAACATGTAATGTAACTAGCAGATGAATTTATTCACATCCGGGAATTCACCCTATTATTCTTTATATAAACAAGTACAAGTAGAGGGATTGGCAAATCCACCAACGAATTTGTTGGATCCCAGCAATATTTTTTTCTTAGAGGACAATCTCATAAATCAGTTGGCGACATTTAATAAACAATATGCCCGATTTGTCAGATGTAACGATCCCGATGCGTCGGGCAACGTGACTGACCCCTCTTGTGATATAATCAACCTAGACACATCGACAAATTTGTTGAGACAATACAATACAGTAACCGCTGCTATACAAGACTTGAGTAATGCACTAATACAAACAAGTTCCATAGCTGGCGTCGCACCCCCCATAGCAGATGCATCTTTCGCATCGATTCAGACGCAATATAGCAATTTGGTCGGTACGCGCACAACGCTGGATCAAAAAATAAAATCCCTCTTTGATAAAAATGGGAATTTTAACCCGACCGCAGAAAGCCTGGATTATACAGCTGTCAAATACACCAATATGTGTTTGACCATCCTTTGTGTAGCCATGGTATATGCAATTATACGCCAAATAGTGGCGCCTAGATAAGAAAATCGACGGCAAAATATAGGATGAATATATAGACATGTCACTTTTTTATTCCAGTATTCGCGAAGGAGTCATGGACTCGGCTACGGCGACAAAGTTTTCTGATACGAGCAAACAAATAGACACTACGCAGAATTTGGCACAAACGTATTCGCAAACATCGACACAGGTAGACAAGTCGTACAATAATTTAAACGAACATATTTTGCAGTACCAAAGCCAATTGAATATACTAGGTCAAAATCCAAACTATCAGCAAAATGAAGACACAATGTTATTTAGCAATATGACGATACCTTCTATTCAAGAAAAACGAAACCAAGATGTGGTGGATATGAATTCGCAACAGTATATCATTTATACAACGGGTCTGATTGCGGCGGCCACCCTCTTGGTAGCATCCTTGTACATTGGAAAATCATAAAATATCTTTGTACTATAACTGAATCGAACGGGAAAAGGAAGGAAGAAAAAGAAAAGAAAAATGCCAACAACAACACCTCAAGCAATCGATCCCAAAGGATATTTTGACTTGTCCGGGCTCTTTCAAATAGATCAGGCATATTTAGTAGATATATCGAATTCCTATACTTCTGCGAATCCAGGAAAAACTGTTGCGCAACTTACAGAATTGCAAAAGGATTTACAGAATTTGGGAACAACATATCAAAATGCGAATAGTTCTGCTACCGCCGTCTTGGCGCAACAGGGTGCGATGCTCAATATCGTCAATCAGGAACAAGCACGCATCGCGCAAAAAAAAGACGCCCTAGCAAATACGACGTCCACACAACAGCGTGTGATGAATTTGAACGATAGTAACCGGAAAAAAATGATCGAATATACAAAGATTTTGTTGATATTCGTTGTGGCTCTGTTTCTATTTTTTGTTTTGCAAAAATTGAACGCTTGGTTTCCCGACATACCTGATTGGATTGTGGACTATTCAGCCATTCTAATTTTTTCGATAGCTGCAATTTATTCCTTGGTCATTTATATCAAAATGCAAGGTCATGAACCCACAAATTTTGATCAAATTTATATGCCACCTCCGCGCATGTTGACTCCATCACAGCAGGCGGCACAAGAAGCAGAGGCCGCTAAAAGTGGCAATTTATTGGGGACGCTGAATTTAGGACAATGTACGGGGGCGGCATGTTGTGCCAGTGGAACTTATTGGGATGTGTCGTCCGGTATGTGTGTACTGACAAAGCCGGTGACCCAAGGGTTTGAACCCATGTATCCGGAACCATCGTCCCATGCAATGTTACATGTACCTATTCCGAACGATGCGCGATTTTATGTGTCGGGCGGCGGTGCTGGTGCAAATGAGCCCAATGAATTTAAAAACTATATACCTTATTTGTAATCAATTACACTATGCTAATTTTGCATTTTGAATACGAAATATCAGCGTTGACGTTTATCCAATTTATCCTGATCAACCACAATCAAACCGTCGCAAAGCCAATTTCTTAAGAAGTTTGAATAAGAAAAGGTATAAATGTTCATCGATGTATAATGTCTATGCTAAGTAGTCGGTAAATGTATCTATACAAAAATCGCATGATTATATAGATAAGTAACTTTGTATAATCATTCATACGAAATGCCAACACTTATTGAAATTCTTCGTGATCAATTCAATTCCAATAATAAAGTTGAAGAATTAAGAAAAACAATCAAAAGATTGAACACCGAGCTCACTAGAGTGAATGAAGAACTCAAGACTGTGAAAGATAGTAACAAAAGTCTCTCTCAAACTGTTCAAAAAAATGAGGATAATTTAGTTAAATTAAAAACGGATTTAGAAAATGCCATTAAGAAAGCCGAGGAGGATTTAGCTACTGCAAATAATAAAGCCCAATCGGATTTAAATAACGAGAGAACGCGAGCAACTGAAGATGCTAAAAAAAAAGAAACAGAATACATGAAAACATTATATAAAGAAGTGTATAATCAAAATCAGGCATTGCTCGCCCAACAAACAGCGATGCGCGATTCATTTTCGACGGATGATCAAAAGGTCTATTACCAGGCCATAGAAATCCAATATTTGGCTTATTATAATTACATATTGATGATCATATACTATATTTTAGCAGCCATTTGTGTAATCATTCTATTTTTCAGACAAGAGACGATAAAAAACATCTATGTAAAAGGTGTACTGGCCATTCTCATTTTGACGTATTTATATACGATTCCTTATGTGGAATCGCTCGTTTATAACTTGTTTATGATGATATCAAGTTTGATCTATGGCGATGTTTATTTGATGAAGTATTAGGGTTAGGTTTGTATTTCATAGATTTTTGTATAGAAATCTGTGAGGTTGTAATTGGACGGAATCATATCGCGATCGTTTTTGGTCCATGGATTAGGATGTTGATCCTGATCTTTTTTGGAAATGTCGCGATAAAACATCACATTGGCGCGAATGGGGACGACCGTGGGCTCCCACTCGGGTGGACCATACTCTTCGACCGTTATACGGATAACATTGGAGACAATTCGTTCAAATGCCATGCCACCGCCCACGCTACGCAATATATATTGCTTTTGTGGATGTGCGGCAAAATCGTACTCGGCAACGTTTTCAATCTGTGTCGTCATGGTATTATGTAAAGAAAGATATTGCGTTTACATAATTCAATTTTTCGAAATCTTATTACACTTTTGACACAGATAAATTGCCCAATAATGGGCGATTTAAATATGGAAAGGTGTAAAAATGGATGGAGTTTCTATTTTTGTTTCTTTCTAAGTCTAGAGTTATTTTTATCTAAAAATATGTAGAGGTATAAACTGTATAATAATTATAACTATGTAATATATTATATTGAAATAGCATGTCTAAAAATCAACCACAGCCCTTGCCAAATTCCGTTACACCAGGTCCACTCGCTTATAGCAATGGATATATTTATACCATTGCA